CTTCAGCGAAGACCTGACTTCTCCAGCAAGTATCGCCTCCCGTGCCTTGCGGTCGGCAATGGCACGCTCCTCCAGCGTGAGGTTTCTTCGTAAAGCCTCCAGCCTCAGTTCCATCGCCTTCGCTGCACGCTCTTCAGCGTCCGCCAAGTCGTTGAGCGCGGTGACGCCACGCTCCGCTGCTCTGTAGTCGCTCTCGGTTGGGGTGGCAGAAGTCCGTGCCCCTGCAAGCAACTCCTCGTTGGCGATTCGATCTGCATAGGCTCGCTGCTGGGCTGTCAGCGACTTGCGTATTGCCTGCAATCGCCGCTCCTGTGCCTGAGCGGCTCGCTCGTCCGCTTCCGCCCTCGCCCTCGAAGCCTGTAGCTCCGCTCTGGCTGCCTGAAGGTCCGCTCTAAGAACCTTCGCAGCGGTCTCAGGGCGATCACCGCGGGCATATGCATCGTCAGCAATCTGCTGCGCACGCACACGCTCCTGGCGGGTAAATCGCCGGCGGTTGACTGCCTCGTCAGTCCGCTCCTTGGCGATACGCTCCGCTTCCGCAGCAGCGGTACGCTCGCGAAACTGTTGCAGCAGCTGCTCGTTGTACTCGTCCCAGGCCCTCATGTTGGCCTGGACCTGAGCCTGTTCGTCCTTTAGTGCCTGGAGCGTCTCGGAGACAGCCTGTTCGATCTTACCGAGTCGGTCAACATAAGCCTCAGCAGCCCGGATGTCCTCAATCGTGACATTGCGATCGCTACGCTGACCAGTCTCGTAGGATGTGTTTGCCATGTCCTGTGCAACACGCTTCACTTGTGTGCTTGCACGATCCCTGGCTATCTTTAGCTCGATCTCTGCGTCTTTTCTCTGCTTCTCCTGCTCGGCAGAAATTTCCTGCTCGATGTCCAGCCTGGTCTGCTTCAGACGCTGCATGAACTCCGCGTTACGCAGGTCCTCCATCGTGATCGCTGTGTCTTTGCGTTTACCGGCAGCGACCTGCTCATCAACCATCTTCTGGGCCAGATTGACGACACTGCGACCTGCAAGACGCTTGGCAGAATCCAGCTGCGCCTTAGTGGCTCTGGCTGCATCGTTTTGGAAGTCACTGCGGGCCTTGGCCGCCTCAGCCTCCGCTAGCCGGATTCGCTGCTGCACCGCTACATAACGCTCAGCGATCTCGACATCGCGTGGCGTGACTGTCGCGTCATCGCGACGACCACGATTTTTAGCCCGGAGCGCGACCTGCTTCGCCACCCTCTGGGCTTCCTCGTTGGCCTGCCTGAGTGCAAGGTCCCGTTGCTGCTGCTTTTCGCGAGTGACCTTCTTCTGCTCGTTCAACGTCATGCGAGCAAGCATCAGGTCTTCAAAACCTACACGGCTCGTCTGCCTATTGCCGAGAATGAACTGCGAAGCAGCGATTCGCTTAGCCAAGCTGCGTTCAGCAGAGCTGAACTGCAACTCAAGAGCCCGCCCCAATTCGTCCGTAGACTGGCGAGCAGCCTGAACCATGCGTCCCATGGTTGCAGCAGCGGTCTGAGCACCCACAACCTGAATGGGCCTGCCGCGAGAGATGTCCCGAAGGATTTTGCCCAGGGTCCGAACGGTTTCAATCGTCTGCTTTGACTGAGGAGACAGGGCCAAGTCGATCTGGGCAGGCTTTACCTTGCCCAGATCGCTAATCAGCCCGTCGATGGCCTCCTTGGCTTTCTTCAAGGAGTCAGGCTTAAGCAGGACCTCAATGTAAGCTGAGATCAGTGGGTCGATTGTGTCGCCAGCCATTACCTTGCTCCGAAGCGTTTTGCCATCGACAGGATGCCGGCGACATGCTGCTCAGCAGCCTGCTTAGCCGTTTCCCTGTCAAATGGCTTCCAGCCCATCATAAGTCGCTTGTCGTACAGGTTCAGCCTGCGAACCTGCTCAAGGGACATGTGATACTCTTGAGCCAGCGACACATCCGCCTCTTCCCGCGTGACGGATTTGGCACCATCACCGCGGGGAGCAATTAGTTTCCCAGGCCGGTCTTCGGGTCGTATTCTTGGGCCGCGTGGATGGCACTCATGCCAGCCGTCACGACCTTCGATGTCAGTTCTGCCATGTTCGGATAAGCCGCCATGACCTTCCGTGCTTCCGCCCTTGAGTTGATGCCTTGGACATTCATCTCCAGAGCGATGGCAAGGCCCTCGCCGTCAGCGGAATTGAGTGCAGCCAGTGCCGACTCGTAGTCGATGATGGCGCGGTCAATTGCGTCACGAATCAGGTCCCTGCCCATGTTGGTCTGGACCTCGATGGGCAGGTCCTTGCCTGCCTCACCAAGTTCGCGCATGACTTCTTTTCGCTGCTCCGAACGCTTCGCACGGACATAAGACACGAGTCGTGTTACCGTCGCTTCCATGAAGCAGTTCGGCTCGATGTAGTACGTCCGCTCTTCACCGTCGATAGTGACGGTGAAGTCTTCACCCATAGGTTGCATAGCCCCACCTTTCGTGCAACAGGACTGAAACGATTAACCAACCGCCCGACCAACGCAGAGCGGAAGAATTGGACCGCTACTCACGTTGATCGTGAACGTAGCCGTCGATGGATCCGTGTTGGTATTGTCACCGCCGAATCCAGGAGGAACCACGGAACCGTAGAGGTAGAGGCCATTGTCGGCATGACCAGGAGGAAGCACATCGGTTCCATTTCGGTATCCGTCGAGCGAATCTCCGCTAACCACCGTGGTCGGAGTCAGCGATGGCGGATCCTTAGACTGCACTCCATTGGCGTCAACATCGCCCCAGCCAAAGTAGAACCAAGTGGTCTTTGTCGACCCCATCGTCTGGCCGTTTCCGCCGAGGATGTCGCAGAAGAGCCAAGTGTCCTTGCAGAGGGTCGTGGTGACCGACGCCGTGAAGTCCACGACATCCGAGCAGAACTTCACCGCAACGCCATTCGTGCTGGAGGTCCGCTTCTTCGTCGCCTCCTGCACATTGGCTTCGACATTCCAGGAATCGACGTTCTCCAACTCCACCCACGCCCCGGCTTCACCAGAGTCCGGGTCCCAGTAGTACACGCCAAAGTAGCCAGGGCAAAGTCCACACGCCATGATAAAACTCCTTTTCCTACTTGGGCGTCACAATCACGAGACTGTAGTTCGCCTTAGTCATGAAAATCCCATCAGGCAGCTCCAGCTGCTGAGGGATCGTATGCTTGAAAACCATAAAGTTTCCGCTGAGGCTCTGAAGCGGCTGCCTGTCCTTAAGCACCGAGAGTACCGTACCGGCGAGCTGCACGCCCTCCATCTTGGTGGTCGAATAGATCCGCATCTGCAAGACCGCCTCAAACTGCAAGCAGCATCCGTTGGGCTTGCCCAAGGAAGGCTGAAGCAGTTCAAAAACGATCACCGGCCAGTTCTTCTCATCCTGATGCACTAAGGCACCAGAGTGGATCGAGGCCAGAACACCAGCGTCAACGAGGGCTGTTTTAACTGCCTCATCGATGGTGCATGGGCTGTCGCTGTTGATATCGCAACAGAGCGTCATAGGCTGGCCCCCGCCTTAATGTCAGCAACGATGTTGCTCCTGTACTGCTCGAATGCCGCTCGCATGCCTAGTCGGCCTTGCAGGTCCTCAAGCCAGAGCAGTGGGAGCCCACCGCGGTCCTTGTTGCGCCGCTCCGGGGTTCCGGTCACTCCAACGATGCCGTGCCCGGTTGTCTTGTCGACCGCATAGGCGATGGACTCGGAGAGCAGCCCAGTGTCCCTCGCTGGGTACTCACCGGGAACGCTTCGGCCAGAAGTCGCAACGACACGCTGAGTCACCTCATAGCGGATCGCCGCGGCATGGGCCGCCATGGCCTGCTCGATGCCGTTGGACAGCTTCTTGACAACAGCTTCCAGCAACTCGGGAGTCCTGTTGCTCGCAATCTCCATGCTATACCCTCGCCCTGGGCCTGGATGTGACCTCTGCGAGGACTCGCATCGGTTCCCTGATGCCGTTCCTGCCAACCACCTCCCGTACCTTGTAGGCCCTGCCACAGCCCTCAATGACGTTGTCTGCTGTCAGGACAGGATTGCCCTCTACTGTCAACTCGTAGGTTTCGATGTGGGTCAGGATGTCACCCAGCTTCCTGGTCTCACTCCTCAGGTGCCTGGCTGAAAACCTCAGCGGCTCCGCTCCAGGCTCCATCTCGAATGCGTCCTCACTACAGTCTGAAACGATAATTCCTGAGAAAAGCAGCCCATCGCAGACATCGCAGCCTGTCAGTACTGTTCGGAATGCGTCGATCTTGGTGATACAGGCACCGATCGCCTTGCGGATCGCCAGGACCGTGTACTCGACGCCTTCCACCAGGATTGTCCTCGCATCGGTGGGGAGCACCTCGTGGAAGACTGCCGTAACCTTCGACACCAGGACCGACCCGTCATCGGACAGTGTCGCTGCCGTGGAGGCTACGAATCCACAGGACTCGTACTCTGTGCCGTCGCACTCGACCAGGGTGACGGTCGTGGTGGGCATCATCCGCAGCAGTCTCCGTAGCCACATGACTTGCTTCCGACCCACAGGACCATTGGGCCCTCTTCGGCCTCGGACGCCCTCTCGCACAGGCTGTAAGTCCAGTCCAGCATCTCCCTGAGATTCTTCATCGCGTTACCCTTGCTGTCGTAACGCACCCCGTCAATCTCAATGGGACCATCTGGCGCACAGATGAGACGCTCGATCTGTGTCATGATCTTTGATCGCAACTGCTCAGCCCTGGCGCAATCCACTGGCAGGATGTCTCCGCAATCGGGATCACACGGGGTCGGCATCTGATAGACCTCTCAAAAATGCGCCCAGACCGCCGCCTGGTGGGGCTCAGGACAGCGGCCCGGACGCCGTGACTACTTGCCATTCTTGGAAATTCGCCCCTGCTTGAGCCGGTACTTGTACTTGGCGTCCTTCAGGGTCCACTTGTCCTTTTCAACCTCCGGCCTGCCGCCGGCAGCCATTCCAGGCTCCATCTTTCCATCGAGTTTGGAGACCCGTCCACACTGCGGGCACCACGGGTCGCCCCGCCACTTTTCGCCGCATGGCTTGCAGTGGTAGTGCCTGGCCATTAGCGAACCCCACACTGACCGCTGCGGCACACAACCCGAGCACGGGCGACTCCGACCTGCTGCACCGCAACCGTCTTGGAGACGGCCACCGAACGACTTCGACTCACCCGCCCAAAGATGTGCGCGTCAGCGGAGGTCGACACAATCGCAGCAACCAGAAACGCCAGCCCCAACTTCACCAAAGAACGATCTTTCATAACCAAACTCCTGTGCATTGCTTTTTGCCCATACGATGAACATCGTACCATAGACTATCGCACGAGCAACTTGCCGGACGCGAAGCCCATGGTGCTGGCACCCGTCATCTGGATCTTGAGTTCGGGGACAGGAGGTGGCGGATCAACACCACCACCGCCTTCATCTTCACCAGCGTAGACCCAGGCACCAAAGATATTGGAATCCTGATAGCCGTCGTTGATCACATAGCGGAAGAAGTACGAACCCTCGAATCCAGCGGTCGGAACGAAAGTGAAGTCCCCGTCAGAGTCAATCGTGATATTCCCACCCGTCGACTGCTGATCGACCTTGCTAAAGGCCATCGTCTCTCCCGAAGGCGAGCTTGCCGGTAATGTGCCAGTGATGTTGCCGCCAACTGCCCCGTAGTAGACCTTGCCGCCCCTAGACCAGGGCTTGAGAGGAAACGTCACAGCTGCCTGGGGCCTAGTCTTGATGGATGCACTCGCCAGCTTGCCATCCCAAGGGCTGTACTGACCGTACACGTTCATACTGACGGCAGTTCTCTGGTCGCTCAGGTTTGGCTGGAGCGGACCCATAGGCGGGATGTTCTGCGAGGATGGAGAGAACACCACGCCCGTCATGTAATTGTTGGTACTGGCTGGAGTGATCCTGAAGACAAACAGCTTCGACGAATTAGGTGCAATCGTGACGTTGGTGTTGTGTGCGTTGGCACCAGTCACTGCATCAATCAACTGCGGACTCATGCTGTAGTGCGATCTGTGGTACAGCTTGCCAGTCACCGCCGCTGCCGTTGAATTGGTGATGGTAACGGTCAGGCTGTATTGCTGACCACTGATGCAGGTGAAGTCCTGGCCGTCCTCGAAGTTCTCGATCTGCACCTGGATGCCCATGTCCTCGTCGACGTAATCGCAGTACATCGAATCGACCAGCATATCCACCGGATACGGGACTTCGGGATTGCCCTTGTAGGGCGATGTGTCCAGGTAAAGTCGAGTCAGCGTATCCCACATACCGCCAGCGGAACCTGTGAAACGATTCGGCACTCGGTACTGACCGTAACCACGCTGATGGCTGGGCATCTCGTTGACGAGCATATGGATCCAGTCGCCCTGGGCCTGATCATGCCGCAGAGTTACCTGATAGTAGCCGTGCCAGTTGTTAGTCTCCTGCACATCGCTTCCGTCAATCTGGCCTGGATCGTGGTGGTAAGTTCCGATGTTGAAGTTGAAGTATCTTGTTCCTACCACAATCGATGTCGTGTACGCCTGCTGAAAGCCAACCGGAAACTTCAGCCATGCCCCGAATCGATTCACGCGAGTCCCAGGTGGAACCATGTACCCACGAGAGTCCTTAGGCTTCATGAGCCCATTAGACGCCTTGATGTACGGAATAACCCAGAAGCCTGGCAGGTTGTCCCCGCCGGTTGAGGTTGGTACGGACCTGACCCGAAGGGCGTTGGTTCCATTACGGCCCTGCCCCACAGCGATGCTGAACTGATCAACGACACTGTCGCCCTTCCCATCAATGATCACGACCCGACTGCCATTGGGCTGGGTGCTGGCCCAGGCCGCATCGTGGACGATACCGTCACTGAAATCCATCAACGTGTAGGGCATCAGTCCACCTAGGCGAGGTCGCCGCTGAGGTTGTAGGAGTTCGTGGAAATGCCGGTCAACCACATGACGCCGTTGACGCCAGCACTGGCGACCTTATTCGCCAAGCTGGCAAGTGTCACACCAGACGCCGCCTGCACAGTGACCTGACCATTGCCGCCCTGGATGATCCGCACATTGAAGTTAGCTGGCAAAGCAGCAGGAATGGTAACCGTCACGGCACTGCCAGCGGCAGTGAAGATCACCTTGCCACTGTCCGAGGCAGCCAGCGTGATCGAAGTGCTGGCCGTAGTAGACACAGATGACAGCACTGCGCTCTGGAAGGTAAGGGCACCAGCATAAGGGCTGCCAACTGATGGAACTGCGCCATCGGTGACCAGCACCTGACCAGCTGATCCCTGAGAGGTAGGGAACGAGTAGGCAGAGTTAAATCGAACAGCACCAGTCTCGGCAATCCGAACGCGCTCTGTGCCGTCAGTGATCAGCTTCATCGGTCGAGCAGTGCCAGACGCACCTTGCTCAGTTCCGATCCTAAAGACGTTAGCCTCACCCTTCCAGTCGATGACACCACGCTCGTATGCAGATCCAGGGTCAGCAGCAGTGCCTGTCGTAGGAAGGCTGTTGGTTGCGGCCTTGTTGTAGACGGCAAATTTCTGGGCATTCGCACCGTCGCGTTGGCCTGCTGAGCCAGCCGCATCGAAGTAAATGCCTGTCCCGTCAGACCAAGAGAACCCGGCACCTGCCGTATTCTCTGCATAGACGCCATGACGGGCTTTGACATACCCACGCTTGCCAACCGAAAAGACTGTGCTTGGGCCAACTAGAGCAGTGATTAGCGAGGACGCCGTAGCGGAACTTGTGTCAGTGATCGAGATAAATATCGGTGCAAGTGGTGCTACGAGTCCAGTGTTCCAAGACTGAGTGATGTTAATCGCATTCTCGCTGAACACACTGCTCGTTTGAGTCGGGCCAGTAATCTTGATCGAACCGTGGATTGAGTTGCTTCCGAGCGAAAGCTGCTTATTGCTTGCGGCTGTCGTGTCACCAAATGTAAATGTCGGGGAAGCACCAAATGCGCCAGCCTCGTTGTATTGGACTTGCGACGTAGAGCCAGCAGGAGAGCCAGTAATAGTGGCCCAGCTCAACTGACCAATGTTGTTAGTCTGTAGCACCTGTCCACCGAGTCCTGCGCTCGTTGGGAAGGTGTAGGCAGCGTTAAATGTCACTGCTCCAGCCGCCCCAATGCTGATTCTGGTGGTGTCATCAGTCTGAAATAGCAGGCCGCGAGCGGTTCCGCCGCTTAGACCCTTTGCAGTACGGACCCTCGCGAAGTCATTGACCCAGCCAAGCTCGACTCGCTCATAATCAGTGTCGCTGGTATAGGTGTTGTAGACAGCCAGGTTGTTTGGACTTAGTGAATTTCGCAAATCGAGTCGGTTGGGATAGGTCGAGTACAGCCTAGCACCACCACTGCTCGTTGCACCAATTGTCGCCGAGCGAAAGTTGATGTCGGCATCGTCGTCTACCAGCCATGAACCTGCCGAGACAACGATATCACCCTTGTCGCCGTCCGTGACTCCACCAGATCCAGGTGGTGCTGCCCATGTGCCGTCTGCGCGCAGGTAGTTCGCAGTCCCTCCGCCAGAAGCAGGGGCAAGGCCCTTAGCAGAACTGCTGAACGCATCCAGCATCGCAGTGACCTGGGTGCCGGTGAGGTCCAAGGGATTAGCCGTGGCGGCTGTGTTATTACCCTTGATCGTGCTGGCTGCCATCTCGGCCAGCTTCGCGTTGGTCACCGCGTCGTTGATAATCGTCGTGGTTGTGACGGTATCGGGGCCGATGAACGTCGTGGGTGCAGCCCATGTCCCATCAGCACGAAGGAAGTTGCTCGTGCCACCACCGGAGGCAGGAGCGAGTCCCTTGGCGGTCGAGGTAAACGAGTCGAGCAGGGCCGTGCCAGCTGCCGAGTTCGCTGCGGTGATCATCGCCTGACCAAACGCAGACAGCGTCAGGTCGGTAATGCCAAGAGTAGCCCGTGCAGCTGCTGCCGTACCGTCGTCTAGCAGCGTTCGTGCGAAGGCAGTCACTACCGAAGGATCAAAGGTCCACGTTGCGCCAGAACCGCTGACAACGATATCGCCCTTGTCGCCATCCGCGATGGCAGCTGCGTTGATGGTCACCCACTGGTTCGCACCGTTCAGGAAGGTGGTGCTGTTCGCAGTACCGCTTCCAAGCCTAGCTGTCGACATCGTGCCGGAGACAATGTCAGCAGCATCGTGCGTGTGTGCAGCGAGCGCAAAGTAGTTGATGTTCTGGGTGCTGGACGTTCCCAGGCCAAGGTAGGTCCGAATCGAATTGATCGTGTTCTGCGTCAGCAATTGCTGCGCTACATCCGTGAACAGAATCTCTTCAACAACGCCAGATCCAGCAGAGACGCGACCCAGCAGCCGATCCGTGTTGACGTTCTGGATCTTAGGGAAACTAACGACACCGTTGTCAATCGACCAGCTGTTGATCGTGTTGACAGTGATGTCACCCTTGTCACCCGTCGTGAGGTTGCATTCTCCACCACCGCCTCCCCCTCCACCAGCGACTACGTCGAGGACGAATTCTTCAAGGCCGCAGATGCAATCCGCTGTGATCTTACAGCTCATGTTATTCTCCGATCCCCATGTTGCCCCAGCTGATCTTGCGTGGAGGGAAGCCAGCGGTATTGCTATGCAGGAACACCTCGGAGTCTTCGCTCGCGAGTATCTTCTTCATCGTGTCTCCCGTCACCCAGTAGCTGCCGTTCACGCCGGAGCCGATACTGGACAACTTGGGACACGATGGATGGGCGTTCTTGTTCCACTGATTGTCTATCGCGAAAAGGTCGCCATGCACAGGATGCTCCGTATAGCCAGCAATGGTTTGCTGATGCGCCCAGCGTGTATCCCAGGGCGCGATGAGATAGCCATCTCTCACCCGCATGTTCTTCGATCCGAACATGCAAGCCATCGTCCCTGCATAACCCTGGGCTAGGCCCTGCTTTAGCTCCAAGAGCGTCCGTACTCTGGAGACGGAATGAATAACGTGATTCTTGGCATCCTCGAACAGCGTCGACTCTTTCACAGGCCACTGCGGCGAGTAGCTCCAGTCAATCTCTGTCTTTGAGGACCACTTCAGCCAACCGTCTGTTAGCGTGGCCTTGGGAAGGCGAGGATCGTCCAGAGCCAGCATGCCCCATTCCTTGACAGCTCTTGCCTGTGCAGCACCGAAGCTGCCCTCGCCCTTACTGCGGTATCCTGCCAGCTGACGACCTTTGCCGTAGGTGGGCAACGGATGCACCAGCTTGATCTCTTCCCTGTCGCCACGGTGGACGACATCTCCACACTGGGCCAAGCAGTAGGCCCTGGCACCAGCGAAGCCGACACACGACCCACTCAACTGGTAGTAACGCGGCAGGAGATTGCCCGTGGCCTTGATCTCCAGGCTGTAGAGGAGGGCCTCCTTGGGCAGTTCCATGAGAAAAGGGTTGGCCTCACCGAAGGCAGGCGTTTCCCGATCAAACGCCAGGGTCATCCGGCGTTGAGTCAGGTCGCGCTCGCTTGGTGGAATCCAGCCCAAGTTCTCACTCATTCCCTGCCCCCAGCTGCGCCTAGGCCAATCGAAGTCTCGTGCATCATGTCGTGGGCCTCGGGCAGTTCGTCAACCTTCTGGTCGAACTGCGAGCCGATCCAAGCACCAAATGGCCTCCATTCAGGGCCAAGTTTAAGTGCCTTATTCTGTCGAGCGATTTCCTCGTTCGCTGCCTCAACTGTGGTTATTCCACCCGCAGCTATCTGCGCTGAGACATTCTCATAATTGTCCGAGAGCTTGATGGCCTCGGACGGTCGCCTCACCGGCATCGCCTGGTCGTATACTTCGCCAGCAAAACCACTTGGCCTGGGAGTTGGAGTAGGCGGCACTGGAACAACTGGGCCGGGGGTAACTCCTGGAGTGACGACTGTTTCGACTCTGTCTCGCTTGCGAGCGTCCCAGTCAATCACATCGCAGACCACCACGATCCTAGACAGGCCCTCTGTAAAGAACACGATGGACCTGTTGTCGCTGCTTGCAAGAAATGGATGGCCGACAGGGTCACGGATTTCCCAAGTGATATCCGAACCCGGAGATGAGGGTGGAGCAGTCTGCACATAGGTGCTTGAATTGGTGGTCACGGCAACCTGCTGCTGTACTTGGGCCGCCCCACCCACGAATGCAACCGCCACTGCGGCGAAGCATGATAACACACCCAAAAAAGACCTACGCAGAGGCATCATCCGAAGACTCCTCGCTGGCCTTGTCCAAAAACTGATTGACCAGATAGCCGAGCAGGATCCTCAGAAAGATTGATCCAGCAACGCCGAGGTTGGCACCGCCACCAGGCTCACCCATAAGCTCAGCAGCTACCTCGCGCAATTCTAGTTCCTCCTCCACGGAATGAGTCTCACCAAATCCCATCTGCGAGTCCAACAGCAGATGAATAACTGCGTCTGCTGCACGGAGCCAGTCCACGAATGTAGCCGTTCCATCCTTAGACTTTGCAATCAGTTCACGCAGAACCAGAATCAATTCGCGCATCTCTGCCCCTCCTTTAGTACCTGCTTCCGATCAGCCACACCTTCAGGCCGGATCCTGGTGTTGTGCTGCCAATCTGATCAATGTCGATGCTTATTTCAGTATCTGACGGCAGCATCTGGTCACTAAGGACAGCTGCCGGCGCACTGGTGACGCTGGAAAGCTGACCAGCTGACACTGCCAGCTTGGTTGACAGGATCGATGATCCCGACTTGTTGATATCCACCAGCACCGATGACCCAGCTGGGGCCGAACCAAGGCTCGCACGCACTTGGGCCAGCTTCATGTTGTACGGCATTCTCATCGTATAAAGCCGCGTTCCTGTCGACAGGCTTGACCCCTCGTCACCGACACGCAGCTGGATAGCGTCTTGCCTGAACATCAGGCTGCCTTGACTGGCAACTGGCACCGATACGACTGCTGTCGTCGCGGAGTAGGAGTGAATCCGCAGGATGAACGACGCATCGGGTGCGGAGTCGCCAGGCTTCACCGGCTTGTACTTTGCTACCGATGCGTCCCAGAACAGGTCCCTGCCGCTTGTCGGGAAGACATACGAGTTATCAATCATCGACGATGATATCTCAAACAACTCACCCGGTGCATACAGGATGTAGTGATTCGTGCCAATCACATCGCCAAGCACGCCTGCAATCTCAGTCCCAAGGACTGTATCGTCATAGACCGTGTGTGAGGTAGTGATCGGGCGTCCAATTGAACCGGAGCTGATTCCGTGCGATGCCTGGTTGACGACCACAACGCGAACTGCGGTGTTGTTCCGAGACAAGTTCAGCATCTCAATGCCGCCTGTAGTCCCGAGCGTCCTGTTAAGGCCCATCGAGAGGTTGCCGTAGCCCTGGCAGAGATTTCCCTCCAGCGTGATCTGGCCCGTTGTCAGAGGGCCGGTATCGATTGAGTACAGGTTGCTGTACTTGTTCAGGCTGTTGTCCTTGATCTTGATCGTCCCAGAACCGGACAGGCCCGCCACCTGGATGATCGCTTGGCTATAGCCGCCGGTCGCTGCGTAAGCACAGTCCTCAAATGAGTTGCCAGTGATTTCGTGGTCCGTGCCAGTACTGATGTAGATGGCAGGAGAGTAGAACCGACGAAACGTGTTGTTTGTAAAGCGGACTCGGTCTACGTTCGCGTTAGTGCCGGGATTGATCACCTCGCATCGTAATCCGCCATTGAATGTATTGTTGGAAACCGTTGCCCTTGTCGCGTAGATCGCGACAGGGGTTGCAGCAGGGCCGCAGTTAAATGTGTTGTTGCGAATGATGGCATCGCGCCATCTCACCGCTATCGCACGGTTCTGTATGTTTGCCTCTCCAGGGACATTGAACTGGTTGTCGCAGATCGTGATGCGCCGGCCCTCTGCATGAGGGTTGATCATCACCATCCCCGACCAACTACCACCAGATGTCTGTCGGCCATTGTTTCCGAATGTGCAGCCCTGAATGAGTACATCCTTAGTACTGCCGGCACGGCCACCGCCAGGAAAGCTTGCTCCGCCTGTTGTGTAAGCGTGCCGCAGTGCCCCAAAACGGCAACCCTGGACATCAGCGGACGTAACCACGGAGTCATTGATTCCGTAGACGGAGAGGTCGCCGTTGTCCGAGTCAAGCTCAAAGTTCTCCAGATTGCCCCAGAAGCAGCCCTGGCGGCGAATCTGTGAACAGCAGAAGAACCGAACAGTTCCCGGAACCGGCGAACCAAATGAGCAATTCGACATTTCGATGTCGACGCAGCCTTGGAAATACAGAGCCTCTCCACTCGCTGACAGTGACCCAGTCTTCATTCGATAATTGAAATTGCGGATCCGCACCCCCTGGATAACGGGCAACTTGGCAACTCTTGGAGCCTGCCCACCACTTGTGATGAATGGATCGTCAAGGAAGTTGTTGAAGATATAGGTATACGGGCTTCCGACGACCGAGCGATTTATCTGGTGGATTTCTAGTGGGTACTGTGGAAGTCCAGGCGTGTGAGGCGTTACGTCGGTCAGCTGATTAAACCCATACACCAGAACCCAATCGCCAGCTGCCAACGGATACGCCGCGCTGGTAGTTATGACGGCACCACCGCTGGAGGCGATGTCTGAGATGGTCCCGCTCGCCAAAGACTGGTACTGTAGCGATCCCTGAATTCCGCCATAGGAAACGCGACCAGATGCGAGCGTCCAGTTCGAGCCGCTGGAAGGTGGCTGGGCGGTGTTCGCCTGCAATGCCCTCCAAGACACGCTGTTGTGCGTGACGATGTCGTTGGGAACGTAGGAGGTCGCTGATGACCATGCGCCCTTCCAGGTAGTGCCCTGCGGAACGACCGGGCCGGCAAACTCGCGAACCAGCCAACTGCCCTTTGTACACTCAAGGCCAGTCGGGCTGGTGAACACATGGTCAGAGAAGATGTGGACGTTTCTGTCAATCAGAATCGTTGCCGAGCGACCTGTATTGGTGAAGTACAGATTCGCAGCAGCGACTGCGGCAGCAAAACGCTGGTCGTCCACAGCGACGTTTCCAGTGCCGACTACGGATATTACGTTGTCCTTCGTCGAGCGAATCGTCTTTACCATGAGTTTGGACCCAATGCGATAACCAGGCAGTTGTAGGCAGACCCGACCTGCTCGTTCACCATCAAGAGAGGCCCTGTCCGCGGGTCAGAGTCGGATGGCTTGTTCTTCTTGTATTTCAGGTCGCTCTTGTCCCAAAATACAAACCTGCCATCCGCCGCGACTGAGTAGCCTGACTCAAACAGGGCCACTGGAACGAGAACCGCCTGCCCGTAAGAGGCAAATCGGAACTGAGTCGGACTGATGTACTCAGCGAATATGCCGGTCGGCCAAGACTCAGTGTCAACATCGTCATAGGCTTGGTCGCCAAAGACGGGATGCCCGACATTGCCGGTGGTCAGCCCGTGTGGCGTCGACGAGACGATCAGATGGTAGAAGGCGTCGGGCTCGCCTGAGACCGGCGTCACCCAAGCAAGTGTCCCACCTGATGTGGCACTTAGCACCTGACCATTTGCACCGTTCGCTGTCGGAAACGTGTAGGACTGATTGAACGTAATCTGACCTGTGGCCGATACGCCGATACGCTCGACACTGTCCGTCTGGATCGCCAGCGGCCTTGCTGAGCCTCCTCCAGCACCCTTTTCTGTACCAAGTCTCGCTGTATTGCCAGACCAACCAATCGCAAGCCGCTCAAAGGAGACGCTTGAGGTGTGGGCGTTGTAAACAGCAAACTTCTGGGCCGAGACGCCTGAACGAAGCTCAAGCAAGTTGAGGGACGAAGAGTGAAGCTGTGCGCCTCCTCCGCCTGCTGAGCCAATGTTTGCCGAGTTGAACGCGATATTCGCGTCCTCATCGACTCTCCACTGCCCCAGGTTGATCTGAATGTCGCCATAGTCCCCATCAGGGACCACATAGGACGCAGTAAGCGTGCTGCCGACTATGGAGAGGCCAGTGCCGAGCGTGATCTCCTGAGGGTCGCCAGGGCCCGTAGAACCGCGGCCCAGCAGCCTAGATGCCGCCGAGATATCCTGCATCTTTGAGTAGGTCACGGCATTTGCGTCGATTGCCCAGACCGTGCCGCTGGAGGAGACCGTGATATCTCCCTTGTCCCCATCGCTGGCGACACCGTCTGCGCCCTTCTGGGCGATCAGTGCCCAGTTGGCACCAGCAAACGGAGTGACGTTGACGTTCGCCTGCAACGCACGCCAGGAAGATCCCTGGTAATAAACCGCGTCATTGATCGCATAGTTTGTGCCAGACGACCACTGCCCCCTCCACACGACGCCGGCGGGACCCGCTGGACCCGTTGGTCCCGGATCGCCTTTCTGGGCCGTCAGGTCTCGAACACAGACCGCAGACCCCACAGTGTCGATGAACCAGGCGAAAGCAGGGTCCGTCGCCGTGCCTCCGCCTGAGTAGGACAGTACCGTTGGCCCAACCAGCCCGATGCTCGCCGCATAACTGGCGGCTTCAGCCGGCGTGGGGGCGGAAGGATTCGACGGGTACGTCCCAGGCATGATTGCATAGACATCAGCCACCTGCGGGATCTGGATCTTCTCCCAGAGCGAGCCGGTCGAATACCAGACGTTAGCTGCCGAAATGTCAACATAGAGGTCATTGGTCGATGCAGGCAAGCCCACAGGAGGGCCTGCACCTCGCGTGACCTCGACCTCGTTCGTTACCACATTCTGCCAAGAAGCATCGGCCCGAAGAAAGCGGCCCTGCTGGCCGGCGGAAGGGGCTGGAACCAGCCCTTTTGCACCAGCAGCACCAGAGGACGCTCCCTCCATCGGCACCAATCGAGAGGTGGCGACCGATGGATTGACGAAGTCAATTCCCGCTTGGTCAGCCCGAACGCAGACGAACTGCTCCGCTAGACCGGAGTACCCGTTTGGCGTGTCCGCGAGGCCAAGAAAAGAGTCGACGACTCCACTCGCGCCCGTAGTCGCCTGCCATCCATCCTCTGCATAGACGTAGAGGATGGAGTTGCCATCATGGAAAAACTGGCTGCCAACAGGAAACTTCCCTGGCGGAATGGAAGCTCCGACCAGTATCTGATTCCCGTCAGAGTCCAGTGGAGAAAACTTTTTCGCCGCTGGCTTGACGTTCGCCATTACTGCTCCGTGATCAGCTCGAACTTCAGGGGATCGTCACCCTCATCGGGCGACCAGTAACGGCCATTGCGGCGGTTGTAGTCAGCGCGTGCTGACTCCGGGTCCTTGGCGTCGGACCAAAAGTCATGCGTCACCGGATCGCCATGAGCGTCCTTGTAACGCGAGTTATGCACTCGCCACTGGTTAGCTCCACCTTCGACCCGAGCGGTGAACATCCTGTCAACGATTTGGCGTGCCTTATCAGCCACCTCTTCGCGACTCTCACGACGACCGCTTAACGCCCGCAGCTGGAGTTCCAGAGAGCGAATGCGAGCCTGTGTCGAATCGTCCTCGCGAGGCCCAGGCGACTCCATCTGCTGAAGCAGGGCAGCTTGCTGCACTGCCGTCTTCGGAGGACGACCGGGACCTCGCTTCAATTGAACATCTTCCATCCATCACCCCACTTTCTGAAAGGAAGTTACGCCAGCGGATCGGCAGTTCCGAAGGCACGAACCAGCAGCGTCATCCAGGGACGAAGCCACATGTAGCTGGCCTTCCGCTCGTACCGCCGCATCCAGGTGACGCCGCGATCAAAGTACTGCCAAGTGTCGGTGCCCGAAAGTTCGCGAGTCGATACGTCGAAGTCGACCATGAAGCCGAACGTCTCCGCCATCGACTTCGACACCAAGTAGGTGTTTGCCGCCGCATAGGCCGCCTGGGCGTCGTTGTAGGTGCGGGTCGTTCCACCCAGGTCGACATAGCTGCCGCTCTTGTAGAACTTCACCAGTTCGTCGTACACCCAGCGACTCATCAGCGGATTCGTCGACCAACCGTCGCGTGCAGTACGATCCGTCACCTGAGCACAATCGCAGTCTTCGCCCGCCAGCGTGCGGGTTACCGACTTTGGTGCGATCATGTCGAGGTACGGGTACTTCTGGCAGTCGCGGGTCAGCATCACCTGGAAGCCGTTGCCGCAGTCCAGCGGGAAACAGTTGTACGGATCACGCATGTCCTCGTACACCTGCTCGATGGCACACAGCGGTGCTTCGCTGCAACCGTTCAGCTTAAGGTCGGCGTCTTCGACCACGTTGGCCCACGGGGCTCCAGCGGCAGCACCCTTGTAGCCTGACGAGTAGGTCGTGCCGTCGTAGCTGTAGGGATACTGACACATGCCAGCACCCTTGATGTCAAACATCAGGCGAGCGGCATTCTTCTCGTCGATGATGTCGAACCAGCGAACACGCTGCTCGATTTGTCGACGAACTTCACCCGTTGGATCCACGCACACGAGGTTGCGATGGAGGGCGAAGCTGAAGCTGACGTAGTTCGGCTTCGGCATCGTCCAGCAACGCTGGCGACCCAGCTGGTAGAACCGCGCCGGCTCCTCGTCCTCCTCCGACTTCCCACACAGATCCGGCGGGGGATCCATCGGGAACTCGCACAACTTGCGGTCGTTGTACGCGGAGCAGGGGGCGTCAACCCGCGTCACCAAGCTGCGGAGCAGGGTGGGGGCCATGTCGCAGGTAAACTGCAACAGCTGACGAGTAACGCAGCGATCCAGGAACTGGTCGAAGTAGCTCGCCTTGATGGCGGCCTCCGCCGATTCCTTGAGCGGCTTCAGCTGCTCCTTGCTCTGGATGCGACCGGAGGAGTTGAACAGGTCGAACACCTGCTTCGGCATGATTCGCTCGAAGAGGTGCTTGTAGTCCAGCTCCTGGAAGTCCAACTCCCGGTCCAAGGCACGGTTGTCGACATCGCGGAAGACTTCTTGAAGGCGTTCCTGGCTGGTCACCGTGCCGTTTGGCGCGGCACTGCGGTAGCCTTCGACCAGAAAATCATTGATGTTCGTTTTGGACATTATGTCCTCCTAGGAGCAGAACTTGCCGACCGCGTTCGTCACGTTGGCAATGTTGAGTGGAGTGGTGGGGCTTTCGTCAGCCACGGGGCCAGCAGCCTGGCAGGCGTCCGTGTACTGAGACTGGCAGATACACGGACCATGCTGAATCGCCGTCAAGATCGCAGTGTCACCCTCGCCCGCAGGGGCAAAGGTCGTGTTGCTCACAGCAGCCCCGTCCAGATACGGGATAAAGCCGCTAACACCACCCACGACCTCAGTAGCCGTCGAGATGTCGAACTGGAACACGCCACAGGTCCAGACAACCAAGACGCGATCCACACCGGGGCGGACAAAGTCCTGGACAACGCCCTTGACCGGGCTGTTCTGGATGTCTTCCACGCTGCTCGTGGAAGAGAACGGACGAATCATGTTCGTCGTCGTATCCAGAAACACCCAGCAGTTAGTGACCGGGATACCCCACTCCGGGTCGACCGGAAGCTCCAGGTATGCGTGATCATATTTACGTCGCAGTCCGACGTTCACCGAACTCGTAGCAGTGCAAGCCATTTCAAAACTCCTTTAGAAGCGGTTCTGGAAACCAATCTTGTTGATGGGAGCCGAACCGCCTGCGTATGCTGCGCCACTCGTGCTGTCAGGCGTCGAAACGCCGTCCGCCGGCTGGCTAGTGCTGGTCTTGCTGGCCTTGATCTCGGCAAGCACTTCACGGATCTGCTCGTCTCCGAGAGGAAGCAGGCTCTCTACCAGCTTGTCGCTGATCGACCCGCCTAAGACTTCTTTCGCCGTTTCCTGGATACTGCGCCCCTTCGCCGCACGTTCTTCCACGGCCCGGTACTGGGAAAGCGACGTTTCTGCCTCATCAAGCTTCTCCTGAAGAGATTCCTTCTCCGCAACAGCCTTCGCAAGCTGCTTCTGAGCTTCGACTAGCTCGCTCTTCACCGTGTCCTCAGCGAGGACCTCGGCACGCAACTGTTCGACCAACTCAGCGTGTTGCGTCTTTAAGGTCTTGAGATCCATTGGTTTTTGCTCCGATTCAAACAGTGAGCGGTTTGTGCCACCGCGATATACCGCGGCAACCCCGTCTACCTCAATCAGACGCTCCACATGAAGAACGCCGTCTTCGTCCATTTCCCCCTGGTAGGCACTCACCTCATGGCTCAAGGGGACGTTCTCGGGAAAGTTCTCCGCGTCGTAGCAGATCTTTTCCGTCAGTTCGTCAGCAGGATTCAGGTGCCAGTCGTAATAGCTGGCCGCCTTGCTGCTTCCCAGGCCACGGGCTTGTCCGTTTCGCAGTTGCCCGTTCTGGCAGTGATAGTCGCGGTCTTCGCGATTGTGGCCGCCACGGACAGTTACAGGGAGGTTCTCGCACAGCTTCGACGAGTCTTGGATAGCCGCATCCTCGTAGATGCGACCGTTCCGACTCTCGCGGCCCAGGACCTTCACGCCGCGGATAACCCAGTTTTCGCGGTCCACGACGGAACCGCGAAAATCAAACTGCTCGACGAGCGTCTGTGGTTTAGCCATCGTTTTCCTGTGTATTAGAAACGGCTGGTTGCGTCCCTGCGGAATTCATTTCACCAGCCTGCGAAGGATTATTTTGGGAATTACCCATGTTGCTGGAGGTCGGTGTGGCTTCTCGAACATTTAATTCGTAGACCATCTGCTCATCGTCGACATCCATCCTGCGATTCAGCTGTTGGGCACTGATTACGCCCTCTTTGTAGAGGTCAAGCATCACGCTCATTTCCTTCGCCCAGTCACGGATTGCGGCGGTCGGATACTCAGCGCGAATTCGGACGCTTGCCTGAACCGACGCCAGCCTAGACGCAGACCACCCGAGCTTCCTTGCCACCGCCAACCACATCAGTTCCACATCGTGGGCAGACTGGTTTTTCTGCTCTCGCTGGATTCGCAGCGCAAAGGGACCCTCGGCAGCGATCAGGGACGAGCGGTTTCCGGTGTTGGCATCGCCCGTCGACATGAACTCCGGGATGCCGTAGACGTTGCCAAGGATTCTCTGCAACGCCTGGATTAGCTCGACATACTGAGTTGCCCGGACGTTCATGCCAGGCAGTTCCAATTCGGCACCCTTCACATGGACGATCTGGCCGGGGCTGGGCCGGCCCTCGTTCTCCTGTGCCATCTTCTGGGTCTGTTTCGCAATGTTGCGAAGGGCATCGGCAGTCGTTGCTGCCTTGTGCGTGTAGATCGCAGCAAAGCTGCTCTGCGTGATCGATAACTCGACCATCGCGTTGATGACCTCTTCCAGTTGCTTGCAATGGCAGTACACATCGTAGAAGGCAGGAATGCCACGCGGGTCGTTCATGTCAACGCCCGACTTGCCGGCCTGGATATTTGAGGCTGGCTCGAAGTAGTACTCAGCCGTGTCGGCATTCTGCCGAATTTTCCTACGCCAATAGCCAAGCACATTGCAGGCATCGTTCAAGTCGCTGACGATACCAAACTCGCCCTGCCAGATGCGACTTCCGATAACGGGCACCATCTGGCCGTTGGCCTGCACCATTCGGATCTGGTCCGCTGGCCCCCGTGACGCGACTGTGTCGTTCGGAAGGCTTGGAGACCGAATGTCCATCGGCTCAATGAACCGTACCCAGAGGCGGCCATCCTCATAGAAGCCAAACTTGCGGAACCACTGTCCATCCCTGTAATGGCGGCGAACCGTCTCCTCCTGGAGGAGATACCAACCATTGGCGACACCGAGGTCGACCTCCTCCATCACATCTTCCATGGCACCCTCAATGCGAAGGAGAGTGCTCTTGGGCACAGACCTGCCAGTCTTGCGTTGAGGGACGTACTTATGTCCCTTGGCAACGCAGTACGAGACCAGGTGCTCGATCATGGCCCGCATGATTGGGAATCGCCAAAGCTCGAACCCGACCATGTACATCTGGTCGAGCGACATGCTGTCGTAGTACGGAAGCCGCTTCCCCGAGTCCTGCCAGTAAGCAAACGTGCCAAAGCCATTCCAGCCTGCTTGGCACATAGCCTGGCGACTCAATCCGCCGATGCGATTGGAGAGCTGCTCGACGAGTCCATTTTCTTCGTTCATTCGGCAATCATCCTCATCATCTTGCATGCCATGTGGAGGGCGTCTGGTCCGTCGTCGTGTCGCCCGTGGGGGAACTGCTTTAGCTGAGAAACAAGGATCTCGGTGCCCTTATCCCGGACGAACATGAAGTCTCGATGCCTCACGGAACCATCGAGTTCCATAATGCGGTTTTCCTTGTTCACTCGCATTTCGTCCTCGATTGGAACGATGGGCGTGTAAACGCCGGCGTCCTTCAGCCTGTCCGCGGCAATGTTCACGATGAAGCTCTGGAACTGGTTCGCGTCCGAGCCAATCATGTCTGGCTCACTTGGAAGTTCTCGCACGAACTGGATCAGCCTCTCGATGGTCTGATCAGGGCCCGTTCTCTCAAGAGAAGCCTTCACAAAGAGCCTGTCCGAAGATTTCGACACCGCCAGAGCAACGATTGCGGAGTAGTCCGAATTCTTCATGTCCCGGCCAAGGGCATGGTCAACTGCAACCACAGAGTAGAGGAGGTCCGATGGCAACTCGTCGCACCAGACGACCCTGTCCTCCGTGTCTGCGAACAGGCTCGCGTCCCAGAGATTGCCATCAGGCGTAACAGGATTGCCCTGATACATCGTCTCCCAGATGAATCGCGGGATCGTGTGCTTGGCTTCCAGCAACTGCTCAATCGGGTGCAGGTCTGCACAGAGAGGCTCCCCCTCCTTGCGCCACACCTGGCCGTTATGGTCAAGTTCATCCTCGACAGCAATCGCCTTGAAGATCGCCTCGACCCATGGGGGACCGTAGGTGCGTTTCTCCCTAAGGATCTGCCCAATCAGGTCATCAGGGCACCACCTGGTCCCGATGATCAAAACCCTCGCATCCTTGGAGAGTCGCTGGCTGGCAACGGCCTGCCAGAACTGCATCCACTTCGCCTGGAATGTCGGACTCAATGCCTCGTCCATCGACTTACAGATGTCGTCGATCACCAATAGATCCGAGGGAAAGCCCGTCAATGGCGACCCCCAACCGACTGACCGCATAGAGCCGCGGCAGCCCTTCAGAAACCAGTGGACCTTGGAGCGATTGCTCTTGTCGACCTCGACGCCGAAGAGGTGACCGTGCTCCGTCAGCAGGTCGCGGCACTGACTCCCAATGTTCTGTGCCCGGTCATCGCCATAGCTGACGATAGTCACATGCCGGTTAGGGTTCAGTGCCAAAAACCTGGAGGCAAACAGGTTGGCCGCCACCGTCGACTTGCCGTGCTGAGACGGGGCAGAGATGGCAAGACGCCTGATATCCCCACGTTCTAGCGGGAACAGATACCTGTTCTCCAGAATTCGGAGCCACGGGTAGACCTGAAAGATCTCGCCCATGGCAATACGGCCCCATGCAAGGGTCGAGGCTCGCACCAACAGGGAAGCGACCCTTTCCGGCTCGATCTCCTCGTTTTCCAAGCAAAAGCCTCCATTGGGTTTGACTTATGGAGTTTTTGGGTGGAAATTGTCAGAAAAGGAGCCCAGGTGTGGTGAAAAAACGACTATCCAGGCAGGAGATGGCCCAGCAACTCCGGGAGGAGGCCGCTGAATTGCTCCGCATTGCTGACGAACTAGACGCAGCAGTACGGACAGAAAGCACAAGCAGCCCCGAGCCCAGCAAGAACCTGCTAGATCAGGTGATCCGACACATGGGAGGCAAAGCTTTCCGCAAGTCGGTGGTAGCACGCCAACTCGGTGTGGCTGAGTCGAAGCTGGACAAGATCATGACCAGCCAGAATGGGTTTAGCGTTACCAGGAAGGGCTGGTGGCAGCACAGGTAGCCCGCTAAAGCATCGCGCACTTAAAAGCGACCAACTCCGAGTACACAGTGTATCGGTCGCCATCTGGCTCGATGACCCGCACCCTTAGCTCGTGCTTGCCCTCCGGTATCAGGCTAGTCTGGGCCGGCGTGAGGGTGAGCGATAGCTCGCCATTTGCTGGCGGGCCAACGGTCACGGACGCCGCTGGAAAGCTGAACACCTCTAAAGCCCCCGTTGGACATGTGCCAATCGCCAGTTCGACCGTCTGGGCCTGCGACAGGTCATAGATGCCGGAGACAGCACGCTCGTCGCTAACCGTCAGGCGGATGTGACGAGTGTCGTTGATGTGAATTAGCCTTATAGCCATATCTTGCGGCCCCTGATATTGTCTGACCGAACGCTGCTATCCACCAGCGGAACCGCGACAGCGGCTGGCACAACGCTGCTCACCACGGACGCCGATATCTCAATGTCTGTCTGCACCACAGAGCCCACGGCCACAAGTGTCGCAGAGCCCAGGGTAACGCTAACAGCCCCGCTTGTTGGAATCTGACCAACCGCCTGAGCACCCGCATCCTGGGTAACGATGGCAGCGACAGCAACCAGCGTAACGGTTCCCGACGCCAGACAGGAGGCAGATGTCGCAACAGAAGCCTGCCCCTGAAACCCAACGAAACCAGACGCAGTAGATGCGGAAGATGCAGTCGAAGCTGATAAGGCTCCGCTCAGCAGAACCGAACCAAATGCCACACTCGACGCTGCTGTAGTCCCAGATGCAGTGCCCGAGAGCAAAACAGCACCAGAAGCAGCAGAGGATGCGGGTTCGAGTGCAACACCTGCGACACCGAATGTGCCTGTCCCCCCTAAGGTAGAACAGGTTGCTGATTCGGTTACTGATGCAGCTGACCCAATGCAGGCAACAGATCCTGAGGCACTGCCGACAGCACTGGAAGCCGAGGCGGCTGCTGATCCAGAGTTAGTCAACGAACCAGAGGCTTGCGAGGATGCAGCTTCTGTTGTCGCTGACGCCAAGCCTAAGTTGGCGAGTGAACCCGAGGCAGATGTAGTGGCAGAATCTGAACTAGGAGACGCTGTGCCACTATGCGACTGACTGCCACTTGCTGAACTTGTCGCTGAATGTGTAGTTACCGCAGAACTGCCTGTGACCGTCTCGCCACCTAGCGATATGGCAACTCGCGACAGCATGCTCCTGCGGCGGAAGCCAACTCCTGGCGCAGAACCAAGTTCGCGAACTTCCTCGCTGCTGAGAGAGCGATTCCACAATCGCAGGTCAGCCAGATACAGGTCGTTCGATGCTTCCGCAGCAGCGGAACTGATGCGGCCACCAATCCCGATACCGTAAGCCGATGTGGAACGAATCACATCACCGCTGTTGGATGCCGTGCGGACGGAGATTCCATCTCGATAGAGATTGATCGTCGCCTGTGATGCTGAGTAGGTCGCACACCAATGAGACCATCTACCATAAGTGTCGGTAGTGACTGAAGCACTCAATGGACTTAATGATCGCTGCGTGTACGGATCACGCATCTGGAACTGGATGTTGCCAGTATTTACCCAGAGCAGGCCAAACCTCGCACCAGTGAGCCCAGTAGCAGTGTCCTGATAGATCGCAGCGGTTGTCGCTGGAGTGGCAACCAGCCAGACCCAACAGGAAATCGTTGCCTCACCCTGACCAAGTAGCGATGAGGACAGGGGCGGAATGAATCGCCCAGTGGCGTTCGCTTCTTGGAAGTATGCTGAGTGAAACTGCTTGGTTACCCAGTCGGTGGCATTGGTTCGATTGTTGGCAGCCGCGTGGTAGCCCCGAGGCCCAACATCGAAGAGCGTTGAGCCTGTCGAGCCCAGCATCGGCATCCAGGCAGCCCAGAGGTTGCGATGCAGGTGCGGAGCATCGCTCTGATCTCCAGTTGCGTAATCGGACCAGCTGGGATACCGCATTGGTGGCCTATTCGTTAATGACCACTCGTCGCGGAACCAGGATCACACGAGAGCCATTGTCGGTGGCAGTAGTCTCATCCCTGACCGCTTGACCCAGGTTGTTGTCTACAATCGCGACCACATACCGTCCACGCGGTCGCCAGATCACTGGCTGCTGCTCTAGCACCGTGTTGCCGTCTGCCGTCGCAACTAGCACGGAGACTGGGGGACCAGCCTGTTTGATGTTGGCGTCACTCGTGCCGAGCGTGTAGGAGCCAGCACTGCCAGTCACCTTAGCAGGCCAGTTAGTGTTGTCGTAGCTTGACACCAAGTAGAGGTCCATGGTGTTACCGGCAGTGGGGGCAGTCCCGGTTTCGATGCGAAAGAAGACCAAGTATTCGTCAGCGTAGTTCGCACCGAGGTCTGCCGATGCACTCATCTGCGCCGTAGCGTTCGCCTGCCCATCAAAACTCAGCGTGTGCGTCACGCCAGAGGCACCGCTCTCCCCGAAGACGATTGCCGTCCCCTGTGTGATCTCTACATAGTCGGGCAGTGCCATGCGTTACACCTCGCTCGGGATCGGTTGGATTTTGCCATCTGGCCGCCAGGGGGACACTGCTTCACCGACCTGAGAGATAGTCACCTGACCAGGGCGCGTACCCAGGTGGTTCAGCGCGTCCAACTCACTTGCGGAGAGGATCCCTGCGACATTGAGACCAGCCAGCATCTGCTTGACATCGGAGTTTTGAAAGTCGAGCCCCCCGTTCGATGGATGCAACCATCGAAGGCCCCTAGCCACCACGGACGAGCCGCTGTTGCCAGTCGACGCGAAGCTCTCCAGCTTGGAGAAGATGCTTTCGCCCATGATGGGACCGACCGCCGCGAACACGGCCCGCTCCGTATACAGCTCACCAGTCGGCTCTGGGTCCGCCAGCAGCGATAACGCATCAGCCACCAGCTGGTCGTCTCCTTGCTCGATAGCCAAGCGGAGATCCGGGTCAGCCAGGATCGCGGCCCTGATCTGTTCAGCATTCATCAGGCGTTGCCTTCGGTGATGACGAAGCTCGTGATGGAGACGGCAGCACCACTAGAGACTGCGGTGGTGTTTAGCTCCAAGTCTCCACCGCCGCCGGTTGCTGAAACAGTGCCCTGGACAATCGCCGTTCCGTTGGTGCTATTGACAATGCGAAAGAAAGTCGCCGTGCCAGTCGCATTCGCTGACGAGTCCTGCGTGATCGCGTTCAGCGTCAGGACACCCCCAACGCCTGTGCTTGCCGCCGGTGCGAGTGCTGTACCGCAGGTTAGCTCCGCCAGAAGCGTGTTGCCACCACCCGTGGCTGTGCCCACGTTGGCGGGAGCGGTGCCGGAATAGATCCGCAGCACAGCGGAAGTGCCAGCTGATGCGGTGATTTCATCGGCGCGGTTGTTGCGCAGCGTTGTGTCGAATGACAGTGCCATGTGGCCCTCCAGTGATCTGATCGTGGGATTCCCACGCAGGATCCTACCGAGAGGGCATCGGTCTACATGACGACCTTGTGCCAAAAGCCACTAGCGCGAAGAAAAGGGCCACGATGGCCGTGGCCCCTCGCATGCTGATTCTCAGGCAATATGCACTTCGCCTATTCCTTCCGCAACCTGGCACCGGGGACCGAGAGGTCCTTCACCAGATAGCCGTTGGTCATCTCGTTGTTCTTAAGTCGGATGGACTCGGCATCCGAGAGCCTGCGGCAGACCTCCCAGAATTTCTCCTGCTTGACGACTTCTCCACCGCCGTCGTAGGTGGTTACCTCCACCTCCTGGACGAGAAAGCCACCATCGGTCCAGGCCACGCGGCCAAAGGTCTCCACGGTACGCATCTGCTTCTCCTCACCTGACGCCATGACCGTGAGGACAGCCGCTACCGCCACGATTGATAGTTCGCTATAGATTGACATCGCTAAAACCCTCGCCTTGCCCTATCCAGAAGCACTTCCGCGACGAACTGGCCTACCTGCGGCACCACCGCATTTCCTAGGCATTTAATGCGGTCCACCCTCTTGGGAACCCCATCAGCCACTCGACCCACTCGGGGTTCAAACGACCAGATCCCTCCTCGCGGCGCACCTGGCGGCCCAGTGTTGCTATCTTCTGATTCGGTCCAGCTATGTGCGAATCGCCCGCCGCCGGCGGATTCCACATCCGAACCCTGCTTTCGATGACTTCGTTGAGTGGCCTGGAGTTCCGCTCCAGTGTATTCGCAGATGCCTGACCACTCTTCCAGTCCCGGCAAGTTGGAGTCGGCCACGACTCGCTGCCTGTACCCGAGGATGAAGATCCTGTCCCGGATATGCGGTGCGCCAACGTGGGCAGCACCGAAGCAATGCCATTCCGCATCATACCCGAGCGAGGCCATCGTCCCGAGAACATCTCCCATCCCCCGAGCAAGGAGGGCTGACACGTTCTCCAGGACGAGGTATCGGGGTCCCATCTCGCCGGCAATTCGCATGAACTCGAAGAAGAGCGAGCTTTTTTCGCCATGAATCCCTACTCCTTTTCCAGCAACGCTCACATCCTGGCACGGGAAGCCTCCTATCAGGCAGTCCACGAATGGCGTGTCCGCTGAAGGCCAGGTCCTTACATCATCATGCTTCCGCACATCAGGCCAGTGCCTGTCCAGCACCGACCGCGCATAGCTGTCGATCTCCACCTGCCAGAGGCACTCAAAACCCGCGCGTTCAAAACCGAGGTCGAGTCCACCGATCCCAGCGAAGAGCGATCCGAAAGTTAATCTCATCCATCACCACTTCACTTTGTCCGCCCAATAGGCTGCCGACATCTTGCCCTTCTTGATGTTCTTCGCATGACGTGCCTTGAAGCTCGCACGTCGCTTCTTGTCCTTCTCGGACTCGCCCTTCCTGGGCGGACTTCCACTCACCCCCTGCTGCCCGAAGCGGATGATCTTCTCCTCCCCGCCTTGGCATGCTTTGACCACATGGCTCTTGGTCGGATGGTTCGGCGTCCGCTTCGGTTTGTTGCAGGGCATGTCCGCCTTGCTGATCTTCTTCTTGGCTGCCTTCCGTTTTGCCACAGAATTCCTCCTTGAAAATCGAAAGTGGTTTAAGGCTCCCCGCCCCAAGGGATGGTGATCATCAGTCGCAAGATCGCTCCCATCGCAATTTCTTCTGAAGCGGCTGGTGATCGACCCTCGGCCTTGATTTCGTATTCCAACTCTTGGGCGTGGTTGAGCCGACACATGTCCAGCCGGCTGCCCTGAGACTTGCCCCGCCTTCTTGAGGAAGCGTGTAAGTGCCCAAGCGTCTGTAGCCCATAGCCCGACACGCTCGCCACGCTGCACCCAATAAAAAAGAGCATGCATTAGGGTGACCGTTGGTTGCTACCCTTGCCACCTCAGCAGTCCATCCGTCATCTAACGCTCTTGCTATTGGCCGAGCCACAATGACTGTCCCACAGGGCTCTTCTTCACCTTCAACGCAACACGCAATCGCAAACAGGCCGAATTTCCTAACGCCGTGATGCCGATGCCATCTAGCAACCAAGACATTTGCATCTTTCAGCGTTATCGGACAAAGAATCAGCCCCATTACTCAGGCTCCCCGCCCCAAGGGATGGTGATCATCACCGAATGCTCCATCGTGGACGCATCCAGCACCGGACGATGGCAGGCCCTCGCCGCAGCCAACAGGGCCACGGCGTAGCTGTCCCCGCACCAGTCGCCGCCTAGGATCACCCCGTCCGCACCCAGCACCGAGGTGACATCGTGGAGAAACGTATCCACTCCACTGACCCAGTCGTTCCGCTCCGCGAAGAAACGGATCAGGAACGCATCCACATGAAAGCCCTCGGGCAGCGAGCCGATCACGAAATAACGCTTCTTCATTTCGTTTTCTTCACCCGTCGCGTGGCCGCAGTTTTCGTCGCGATCTTCACCGCCTTCTTGCAGTTCTTGCAGCCACCAACGCCTTTAGCCGACTTTTTCGCCATCTTCCGTCTCCCTTTTCAGCAACTCAAAGAGCCTTTCCAGGCTCATCAACACCATCGCCGGCTTGCGATCCTGCCTGAACACCACCGCATCGCACGCATCGGGCACTTCTAAAAACGACGCAATCTTCTTCCTTCGCTTCGCCTGGACCTTCAGCCCTGCCAACAGGAGGTCAACCGTCTCATGCTCCCCGAGTGCCTTGCCGTTGCTGCCCCAGGCTCGCTTCGCCGGGAGGCCCCGCTCCGCAGCCATGTTGACGATCTCGCGCTCCAGGTCGTTGCCCCTGCGCTTATTCGGATGGGTCATGATTTCTTCCGCGTGATTGATGAATTCGCATACCGTCGAGATCGCACAGCGGTACTTGGCCGCGATGGCCCGGAGGGGGAAGCCAGCACGCTGCATCCGCTCCATGCCTCGCACGTCATCGACCGTGTACCTCGAAGGCTTGCCCCGGCTGCCGCAGATGTGCATGGCTAAACCCTCGTCGATGGCGGAGCCATCCTCTGGTAGATGGCTGCCGCCTGGCGGCAATCGTTCTCCAGGTAGGCCATGGCTGCCGCACGATCCGCGGCATACGTCCGCCACCAGCCCTTGCCGCTCACATCCTCGACCACCTTGCCGCCGCTCCCGAGGGCATAGCCCACCGCGTCCAGGCTCCACTTCGTGTCGCGGACGTACTGCCCCAGCAGCCACAGCTGCGCCGTGTCCCTGACCAGCGGATGCCAGGACAGATACCGCCCGTTCCAGTTAAAGACCTCCGCCGGCACATCCACCTCCAATGCCCAGCTGCGACGGATCATGAACGGCAGGTCAAAGCCGGTGATGTAGTGACCGACCACCTCCCTGGCTCGCTTGCTGCACTCGCGGAAGAGGCTCCAGAAGGAACCCAGCACCTCTGCCTCGGGACCCTCCAGCACCCGGAACTCGTCCCGCTCCAAGACCCCAATCGCCAGGACCCGCCCCAAATGGGCGTGCAGGCAGGAACCGTCGAGGAACTCCTCCCGCTTCGACCGCTGATCCAGCGCGTACTTCTCGCTCAGCGTGATCGCCTTCATCGTGTACGCCTCGTGGGCCAGCTGGACCTTCTCGGCATACTCCGCATCCGTCTCCTTCTTGAGCCGCTTCACCGACTCGGGATCGAACGGCTCATGCTCATACCGACCCTCGATCGGTGCCCAGCGACTCTCCAACAGCCCCTCCTGGGGCCCCGTCTCAATGTCAAAAACAATCATCCTGCTCCCTCCCCACTGAAACTCCGAAACCGCTCCCCATGTTATGGCTTCTTGACCATTTCGCAATATCAAGCGATTAATTTTATTAGCAGACGCCTACCCCTAGTGAGGGGTGACCATAAACCCTCTTGACAGCTTTTGGGGGTTCAGTAAAATCAGATTTGCGTGAGGATGTAGATGACAGCGAAGCAAATCATCTACGTCCGAACAGAAGCGCAGCTTCTGGTGATCGCTCACCTGGCTTGTGACTGGTGAGCGCACGCATCCCTCGCACCGATGGGATGGGAGGTGCGCGCTACCCAGCACGGGCCACTCGCCCGTGCCTCTAACCAACACGCCCTCTCGGGCGTGAAGTTCAATCCCGACTCTGCGAGTCGGGTACAGGCGCAACGCCTCGCGTTGCGAACTTGACTCTAGGAGCGAAGCGACGAACCGGAGTCGTTGAAGACGACGACTGGTTCATTACCCAGGTCTCGCGTATAACCCGCAATGGAGGCTTCGCCATGCAAGACAATCCGAACGAGATCTGGTCCGCCATCACTGGCGTCGTGCTTGCCCAAGTCGTTGGTGCCAACGAACTCGATGGGGCTGCCGTCTACGGCATCGTCATCGACCCGGACAAGCCCCCCACCTTCCTGACGCAGGAGGCTGCCTTCCGGCTGGTCCACCTGCTCGAAGAAGCCTTTGAAATGAACGACACTCTCGACTAGTCGTCCTCTAGCAACTCATCGCTCAGATCCTCTCTGGTGAACCATTCGCCGCACCAATCGTTGGCATTGGTCGGCGGCCAGGATCGATCCTCTCCAGAGCCTTCCGGTGGATACCGCCGGCATTCTCCCTCGTACCCGCCATGACGCTCCATGCCGGTGTATTGCCAGAACAGGCATCCTTCGCAGTTCACATCCATCGCTACCCTCCCTAAAAGAAAACCCCCGGCCAGCTACGCCGCTGACCAGGGGTCCGTATGGGCGTTCGGTGGAGCACCCCCACCACCGAACAGCTGCCAACCTATCCCTCCGATGGCTCCCTGTCCATAGCCTGAGGCGACTCCAAAACCTCGCTCCCCGTCATCCGATCAAGCAGCCGATAGACCGAGTCCAGGTCGCCCACCTGGATCTGAGTGAAGCTCGTCACCGAAGGCGTCTGCTGACGCCTCGCCGCGGAGACCAGGTCCAAGTACTTGTGGTCGTCCTTCTGACTCTGCGCCGCCATCGCAGCCACCACCTGGCACGCCTTGATCGCGATCTTCTCGTCCGGGTGCTTCGTCAACTCGACCGCCTTCTGCGCCACCGTCGCCAGCTTCTCTGGATCCAGGTTCCATCGGTTCCGAATCGCCCTCGACACGAGATCGAGGTCCTGGCTGATTTTGAACTCACTCTGAAACAGCGAATCGCTCATGCCCGAAAACTCCCCGGCGAAAATGTGAAAACTACGGGCACATTATTGCACGATTCCAAACGCCTCAAGGGACCCTGCAAACAGGGCAGGAGAGAACCTCGAAAAGTTGGTGGAGATCTCCCGAGGGATGCGTCCGTGGGGTGTGATGCCTGGCGTAGTGTGAAGGGACCCGCGCTGCCGCGTGTGCCGATGCATTGTGCGCCATCCGACCGATAGGCTGATTACTTCATTCCGTCTGGATTGAAGTAATGAGACAGACAGACAGACGCTGACCTGGGCGCAACTAGAGACAGACAGACAGACAGACAGACGGAGACAGACAGACGCGACTAGAGACAGACAGACAGACAGACAGACGGAGACAGACAGACAGACAGACAGACGGAGACAGACGGAGACAGACAGAAACGATACGCGAGAATGGCATATCGTCCGACGATAGCAGTCCGTCGTTTCTAGCCCGAAAAAGCGCAAACTGCTATTGCGTCTTCATGGTCGTTTGTCGATACTTCAACAGTCCGCTTTGTTCCGTTCCA